TAATGTCAACGCGCCGAGAGACATGCGTGCGCTGTCGCTTAGGATATACTGATACGTTGCAATTGACACCCCGAGCGGCGTGTCGCTTGATCTGGACCAGTTGCCCAAGGTAGCGTATTCAAACCCTGTTGCCTGATTTGTATCCGGTAAAGCGTTTACAGTAACTGCAAGCTCTGCCGGGCTCTCTTTGCTGCCTGCGATGATGTTGTCAAAATTGATCTGGACAACCGCCTTGGGTATCCTGATATCCTTTGAATAGTCACCACTGACTGCTGGATAAGGAGTCATCAACAAGACTCCCTCGTAGGTTGTGCTTGAGCGCGTCTTTACGCCGAGTCCAATTTTACTTGAGCCGTCGGAAAACGTCTCGCTTTCAACCTGATTTTTCATCAGCTTGGTCCTCAAATACTCAACCGAGTTTGCAAAGACTGAAAAGCTGATTGTTGGAATGACTGCCCGATTCCATTGCTTAACGATACCTTCAAACTGATTTACAGTTTCAACATTGGTATAGTTGCCAGCAACGGCAACGGACAGTGAACCGTCAACTAAGTAGCCTAAACTAAGATCGTCAAAATAGATCTCATATTGGGCCAACTCAATCGCGTCCAAGTCTGCTTGGGTAAATGCCATAATTTACTCCTTTTTAGATTCTATTGTTATAACGGATCTCGATTGCTTGTTGTGCCCGATATACACCGGACCCAATATCATCGACAATCTCATCATAGGCAGCCAATAGTCTCCATTGATAAAATATTATTTCGTTTGCGCCTGTTCCTATCGAAAACGGCGGCGTTTTTTGACTTGTGAGGCGAGTATCCAAACAGCCCAATGCAGCAATAGAGCGAAGGCGTTCAATAGCATCAGACCGGCTGCGAGAATAAGCCTGAAAGAATATTGTGGCGTCTGTGAGGTCTCCGATGGTGCTCTGCGTAACCAACTCATTGATGTCTTGTCTCAACTCAATCAATACTGTGACATTTGAGCCGGTCAACGCATTTTTCTCTGATTCCAAAATCCCGCGCCCATAATCAGGCTCGACCGCAAATCCAGCATCAGTGATCGCATCAGCAAAGTCATTTGTTTTTTTCATGTTCCTTTTAAAGCCTTAACAAAAACATCTTGAATCTTTTTTTCTGCTCTGCCGTTTTCAACAGTTCTATGGATCCAGCGCGGATCATTACTGCCGCCAACTTTGAAGGTTGTTAATGCTCCTGCCTCCTTTGCTGCTTGGTAGGCTGCGCTGTATGCTCCAGCCCCTCGCCCTGATCTGCGTCTTGCTGGCAAGTAGTTGACCATTCGTATTGGCCGTCCCTTGCTGTCTGCAAGGTGGTTGACTTCGCCAGTTTCCTCTGATCCTTCATATTGAAATCTGGCATAAGGCAATCCGTCTCCATAGCGAAGCTCAACCTCTCCGCCCTGAATTTCAATCTCCTTGCTGTTGCGCAGAGCGTTTTCTTTTACGGGTATGTACTGCTCCGCTAGTGCTGCTGTCGTCTGCGCTGCTATCTCCAGTGCCTTTGGCACTACCGCTTTCACTATGTTCTCCCACTGGTCGCTCAGCGACAGGTCTATCTGCGATGCCATAAGCTTCCTCCCTTGCTAGTATCTCGGCTCCGTGTAGCATCTCAAGCTCGCAAGCCTGCACAAAATCAACCTGATGAACAGTGCCATTCGGCATGACAACTTTCCCTGAATATTCACCTATGCTTTGCAGCCTGTTATAAATCGCTTGTGCGCTTATGTGCTTTGATTCTCTCATTTTTTTCTCCTATAATTTATCGGGAATCTCGAGAGCTGTAACTCTCCCGTAATAACCGTTTTTAATTACCTCAAAGATCTCATAATAATTCGACTCGTAAAGCAGATATTGACCTCGCGATAAATTGTCAGGGCTCGAGAACATGATCGCGGGCCTGCTGATTGCGTCTCCGCTTCCCGTTGTGATCTTGCTCGAGTTCTTAACCTGCAAAAAGTTCACCGGGTCTCCCGTTGTAAATGCATCACTTGATCTTGACCATGTGACTAAATTCATGCTGGCAAGCCCTCGCTCCTGCGAACATCTTTTTCTATCTCGCGCTCATTTATCTTTTTCGGTACTTTTGGCATCCGGTTGTTTTGGATCTCTTGGTTGAGATCGTTTTGATCAAAAAACTGAATCGGATAAGGCTCAATCCGGTGACGGCATTGCCATTTCAGCATGTGAGTGTTGTCTTGCCTGATCTGGTCAACGGTTGCCCATCCTTTCACCCGGGCTGCTTGCTCCGGGAATCTTGCCATAAATTGAGCTTTCGCCAAGTCGCTCAAAAATACAATTTTATCTTGCCAAAATATGCAGCTGTCTTGTGTGCCTGTATTGTTAAACTTGACAGTATAAATTCCGTTGGCTGTGCTCATTGCCTCGGCTGTCCTCGTCTGCACTTCTTGTTGAATCGTTTTTTCCTTTTGGTAAAGATACGACTCAAGCGGATAATTTTTGCGCGCTGCTGTTTGCTGCGCTGTTGCCAATGATGGATCAATCGGATCATCCACGCTGCCTCTGTATAAAATATATCCGGCTTTTCCGTAACGCTTGTCTAGTTGCTGCCATGTTTGCGCAAGCTGTGACTTGATCAAATCAGTGGGTATGCCTGCGCGAGTGATTCCTGTCTGTGACAAAAGCAAAAGCCTTTCCCTTTGCTCCCGATTAAATATTGTTGGAATTGCATCAAGGCCATCGTCAAGCTCTCGCACTGCTGTCACATATTGACGAGTTCTCCGCTCAATGTCATCTTGGAGCAACTTTGTCGTGCCAATCTTTGACTTGAGATTGCCGGCAAGATAGTCAATTTGATTTGCAAGCTCGGATGTGTATTGAGACTTAATTGCCTCAATGAGTGCTCGCTTTTCACCTGTTCTTTTTACTATCTCCGCCGGGTCAATGTACTTGGAAAGCTCTTTGATGTATGACTGGATCTCCAGACCGATCAAAGCATTGACAACATCACTTTTTACAAAGATCTTATTGGTTTCGCTTTTTAGGTCTTTTCGATATCGTTCGATGATTCGGTTGAGCTCAGGGAGTTTTGCTCTGATCACATAATCAAGATCATTGACTTTTTCAGCGCGAGCTATAATCTCGCCAAGTCGTCTCCGCTCGGCTGCGGTAAAAATTTCATCCTCGGCCATATTGACTCGCAGCGATTCCTGAGCTTTTCAATTTTAAAGTGACCAAGCTTTGAGCCTGACCGTCAAGCTTTTGACCAATAGGATCATCTGCACTCACAACGCCATCGCTCACCCCGGATCTCCCAAGACTGCTCAGGCTGTCGGATGCATCTCGCTGTCCTATGGTTCTACCTATAAATAAAGATTGCAGGGTTGCCGCTTCGCGCAACATTTCGCAACCATAAGCCCAAGGCAGATTGCTGCGCCTTGGCTGTTTGTGCGCCGCTTCAATATCAAGCGTACCAGTCATTACTGCTCGCTTCTTTTCGTTTGCGCTCAAATTGGTCCAGTATGTGTGACCGTGATCGGATGCATATTGGTCAACATCGCCGGTTGATGCGTATTGAGTATTAAGCATCGAAAGGCACTCCTTGAGGCAATTGAGCAGGATCATAGACTTTCCAATCGTAATAAGGTATTAAACTGGTTTTACTATCTGCAAATCGGATCGCAGCCGTGTCGCTGTGACTTGCTGCGGTAGTACCAAAAACTCCGCGCTTTACGGTTGCGGTCAATCCTGACAAAGTATAAGACATCCACTCATCATCAATCTTGAGCCATCCAGAGCTGCGCAGCGTGCCTGACACTGATTGAATAGTCAAGCTTGTCACGCTGTCGTTGATTGTACCGTCCAGCGTTGCCGACTGATTATCCGACTCAAGAGCAGCAACTAATACTGATCCAGAATCCGGCACTGTGAATGGATCAAGGATCAATGTAAAATATTTGTCGCTGTTTGTGCTGGCTGCCTGCTCACGCTGCAAGATCTGCCGAGTCAATGTGAGAGTGACTGTCACTCCCTCAAGTGTTCGCTTATTGCCTGAAACGGTACCAAAGATTGTTGGCTGATCTCCAACAAGAAATTGATGAGGGTTGTCTGTTATAAAGTTGTAAGCCATAATTTCAAAAACGCGGCCCGAAGGCCGCTTTTAATTTACTCCTTAGTCAAAAACGCTAAGTCAATGACTGTTGACGGAGTTGTGCCAGTTACATCAGTAAAGCATCGAACATACTGTCCAACGGCTCTTGCTGGAACGAGCACTGTGCTGTTATTTCTCTCAATTTCAGCTGCACTGGAGCAAGTCACTGAATACTCGCCCTCAATGGTTGCAAAATTGGTTGCATTTGAGAATTGAATTTTAAACTCATAAATCTCATCAGCATCTCCAAAATCAGTTGTGCCGATATTGAAAACTCCAAGAACACTTGGGAAATCAATATAGTCACTTCCTAAATCAACATATCCTGCGCTGATATTTCCAGCAGAGTCTGTTGTTACTGTTTGCGCTTCGGTCAAGAGAAAATCATTGTCTGGTATGTATTGTCCTTTCATAATTTACTCCTTATTCCGCCTTGATTCCTTTCAAGCGTCCAACGCAACGAGCATTTTTAGCTGCTGGAGCGAATGGAGCGTGAACGTCAATCACAACCTCGCCTGACTGATTGTACTCTTTATAATCGATCAATCCGGGGAACATGTGCAAGACACAAAAGTCATTTACACCAGTCCTCAGAGCATACAGGGAGGCGCAATCGCTTGAGCTTCCTTGGGTCTCATTGTACTGAATGACCTCAGTGCCACCGCTGTCCTGACCCGCGTCGATTATTGGAATACCCATAAAGCGGCTGATTATCTCTGGACGACCATTGACAACTTGATTTTCAAAAGCAAACATGTTTGCTAGTGCGTTATTGTTTGCACTGACAAGAGCTTGAGATTGTAAAGTTGCGATCATCTCCCGAGTGCCGATTAACACATTCGGGCGCACGCTAGTGATCATCTCAGAAAGTTCTTGAATGAAAGTTGAAAGCGCACCGGAGATTTTCGCTCCGTTGGTTCCCATGTCAAAGACAAGCGGGTTGGCAGTTGTGTTGTAAAAATCAGCCCATTGCTGAGCACCTAACGGCTCGCCGGCAACGCGGCCAACGCCAAGGATTTTTTTCTTCCAATCGAGACCGATGGAAGTTGCGACTTCCTCACGTAATTGTGCGAGATAGTCAGCTCCCTCGCGAGAACGCTGTCTTGCTAGGATTGGATCAGTTGAGGTTGACAGACCGAAGTCAGCCATTTCAACATGAATCAAATCAAGCGGTGCAGTGTCTTGCGTTGAGAACGTATTGTTGTATTTTCTGAAACCTGCGCTTGGATATGAGCCCTGCTCTTTCATGTTGTAGCTCAGGGAGTCAATTTGCTCCAGTGCTAGATATGAATAAATAGGAGAGCGTTCCTCAATGGCGCGGATCACTCCAGCCATTAAAGGAGTTTCGGCGCGGCTTCTTACGTCAATTATAGATGCCATAATTGCTCCTTATTGTTTTCTTGAGTCTTGCACCTTGACCGCCTGCAAGCAGCGTATCGCATGGAAGAAAACGGCCATGCGCCCGTCTATTGGCTGCTGTTGGTTCCTAACTGGTTGTGAGTTATCCGTCAAGCGTTTTTTTGCCGGTCTTGCGACCGGCTGCGGGCCTGCTTATCTTGCTTCGCTGCGCGCAATTGCAATGCGGTTTTGCATTCTTTCGTATGACAGCTCAAGCTCCTCATTATAATATTTCGCGCCATCTAAAAATCCCTTAGCCATTTCAATTTGTAGGCTAACACTTTTATCATGCACGCTGTCATGCGCATCCGTAGCAAACTCAATCATTTTTTTCAAGCATTCTTTAAGCTCTGACCGTAAAACTCTTATTTGATCAGTCTCGTCGATAATTATATTGTTAATTTCTTCTTGCAGTGTATTGTTCATTGTCGTTTCTCCTGTCGTTTTCATTGAATTAAATATAATTATATAACGACCGCGTGTCAAGTTTTTTTTAACTTTTTTTCGCGCTTTTTTAACTTTTTTTTTACAGGTTCAATTGCAGGCAATCATGAGCTTTTCTGGTAACGCCAAACTTTTTCAGCATATTGGACAAGAGCTCCCAATCAAAATTGCCCGGACAGTTCTTCGTCCCGCTTTTGCCCATGACTTCTTTCGCATACCTGTGACTTATGACTGAGTCGATGTCTCGATAGTCAGCAAGCAAAAACTCAATAAGATTTACAAGAGCAACGTATTGAGGGTCCGTGTATGGTTCGCCGTTTGTCTTGCTTGGGTTGCCTAGCTCAATGCCTATGGTTCCGCCGTCCATTCTGCCGATTGATGCATGATAGACCCATCGACTCGGGTCAATCAACTCAGTGATGCTTCCGTCCCTATCGATCATATAGTGAAACAACGCAACGCCGCGCTTGTAGCGATTCGCTTGAGCTTGACCCGGGTTGAGCATCCACTTGATCAACGGTCGAGCGTTTGACGCTCCTCCAGTGCCATGTATCACAATATGCTTGACCGGCTTGGTCCGCACATGGCCCGGCGTATATTTTTGTCGAATCTGCAAATCTTTATGGTAGCTCAGCATTTCTCATAATCCTTTTTGCGGTTTCGCATGCATACTTAACAATCGTCTCCTCGCGATCATCATCAATATTGAATCGTCGGAAAGCTTGATGCATTGCCTCATGATATATTAACTCAGACTTATCCTCACTTTTAAGCCTTTCGGAATTTAGAAAAACAAAAGGCACATGATGCTCATTGCAAAGTCCGGCAATGTATGCATCAGACTCGGAATCATAACATCGACTCTTGCTAAGGCCTGCAATGATGTCTGATTGAAAATAGTTGAAAAGATCTGAGGACCTGCCAATCAAAAGCAGGAAGTCATCATACTGATGCACCACTTTCATCAATGAGATCTGAGCAGGTCACGCACTGACATCTTGTCCCAATCATCCTTGCTTGGCGTCGAGCCGTTTGCTTTTGCACCTAGTCCAGTTTTGACTGATGTAAACGCTCCGGGAAACTTAGTTTTTAATAATTCTGCAATTTGCTCTGGACCTGCTGGCTCTGCTTGTGAGTTGAAAACAACTTGCTCCGTCCGTTTATCTTTATAGAGAACGCCTTTCTCATTGATCTCCAGATTAAAATGAGTTTCAAGCAGATTTCCAAATATGTCAGTAAATTCTGGAGTCAGGCCATTCTTGATTGCGTGTGCCTTGATCGTTTCGACTTGCTCACGCTTTTTCCACCCCTGTTCATAGTCGCGCTGTTTTTTCTCAAACTCGGCTTGAAGCTTTTGACGCTCCAGCTCTAACTTGTCAACTTTGCCCTCTTCGGTTTTTGGCTTTGCTCTGGTTGCTTCCTCAAGACTTGAGATCTTATCTCTCAGGGAGTGGATCGCTTGCCCGAGTGACATGTTTTCCGCATCCTGCTCACCGATAATTTTTGCGAGCTCGTTCTTGTGCTGATTGTTTAAACTTGACTGCACGCTGTTGACGATTGCCTGATATGCATCTTTGGGTACGGCATGCCCTTTGATCTCCACCGTCTCTTGTTGCTCTTGCTCTTCGCTCATTGAATACCTCCATTTAAGACAAGTCCATTGTCATCATTATTGTCTATCTCTTGATCCGACTCCTGCATTTCCTCGGGAGTCAGCTTTCAATATTTATTCCTGAATTGTTTTTTAGCTGCGGCTTCGGCAACTTGACCAAGGCCGATTGATTGCAAGCTCAAGATTTGACGGATCTCATCATCAAAGTCTGCGAGCTCAAAATTGCGATCAACTTTATAACGGACCTCAACATCTTGCCCTAGCCATTGAAAATATATTTTGAGAGATTGCTCGATGGCTGTCTCAATTGCATCAGCTCCTGCATTTAATACTGCTCTTGTCTGCGTAAAATCAAGAGCTTTTGCAAGCCCTGACTCGGCTTGATTTTTTTGCTGCCTGCGCAGTCTGCTGATCTCATAAAGTGTATTTTGCAAAAACTCGATATATTGAAAGTGCGCACCGAGCCCGCTGGCCGGGTACCCTATCCAGTCAGGCTTGGCAATGTCTGCGCCGCGTGGCATCTGGATCACGGTAGTGTCTGTCAATGCATCAAGATCCACCTCTTGAGGCAGCACAAGGAAAGCTAGGCCGGCTTGATTGCGGATGATGGATCTCATCTCGCTGTCCAAGTTCATCAAGTTTAAATCAATAGATGCAACTGGCTGCATGAGCGGAGTTGTGTCTGATAACTCGCAATGAACAACAGGCACGCGCTCAAGCTGATTTGGCACCTCTTGCTTTAATTTATAATCATCGTTTTCCTCGTAAAACTCGGCAAGCTCTTCTCGAGTGAAAACATAAAGACACTCCTGCTGCTCTGCTTTGATTCCTTCAACTTTCTGCTTAAATGTTTCGTAAATAAAAAAGGCCAATCCATTTTCATCATACGCCATATTTTTCAAGCTTGCTCTTGGTATGCAGTATAAATAAGGCCGCTCAGTGTTGTCGCTGCCAATAAAGCTAACGCCATCAATTAATGTGTTATAAAAGACTTTTGCAGCAAACGCATCAAGCGGAGTCCCGTTGCCATCAACGTCCTGCATGACTTGATTGATCTGATCATCGCTTGCGCCCTCAATAGTCAAAACCTTGTCTGCGCCTTCAAATAAAAATTTATAACTATCTGCAATGATCTTTGTGTAACCATAGCAATTAGCAAGCTTGATCCGCTCCTCGTAGTGATTCTGAGTTTCATATTGAAATCGCATGAGATAAGGATCTCGATATCCTCCAGTATGTTTGCTCATGCTGGCATTGCTTTTCAGCATCTTGTATTTTACTTTGTCAAGATTCCCCTCTGCCGCATCATGGATGAATTTGAGCAGAGTGTTGATTTCTTGCCTGCCCTCGTAGGTATCTTTAAGATTTTTCTTTTGTATCATAAGGCCCTCTGTTTTATAAAACCATTTCGAAAATGATTAGTTGCCAACGCCATAGCAATCACAATGTCATCATGTTGACCTGATGGCGCGTTGTATTTTACTCCCATAACAGATTGCTCTGCGGTGTAAACTGATAATTCATGCAGCAGCTCAGGATGATCTGGAAAGCTTATCTCCTCGTTTTCAAGTTGCAACATTAAGCTCTCAATCATTTGTCGCTTGAGTTGCGCCGTGATCTTGACGCCTTGCACTGACAGCCCTGACCTCTGCAATGATTGCGTGATAGGATCTCCAACGCCTGTTGCATCCACAATGATAAAAGCATTATTATATCGTTTCGCAGTCTCAATGATTCGACGCTGCTGTATTGACCAGTCAACCTGATTGAATCTGTCAAGATGGACCATGTGCGAACGTGACTGACTCCAAACTGTGATGACAGTGTAGTCAACAGTTCTTGCAAGGTCAACACTCATGACATACGACTCACCCGGAGCAGGAGACTCAAAAGAGCCTTTTACGCACTTTGTATAGTTACGGAAAACGCCTTGCCCGTCTGTCAAAAACTCTGCCATGAATTCTTGTTGAAAAATCCTCTCGGGTAAAGATTTTCTTGCGGCGTCAACTTCGCTTTCTGGTATGTATGGATTGTCAGTAGTTTTAAAGCTCCAAGACTGCCAATCATCGCTAGATTCGTTGTAAACATCATGAAACCAGTTTGCACCGTTCGGAGTTGAGCAGAATAGAGCGCGGCCCTGCTTGTCTGCCAATGCTGGCCTGATCGCCTCTGTCCATGCTTCTTGACGCATAAAAGCCGCCTCATCCATGACAACAAAATTCAAGCCCTCTCCTCGAAGGCTGTCAACATTGTCAGCCGATTTGATTTGCAGCCATCCACCGCCCGGAAAGCTGATTGATCGCTCGCCCTCCCGCGCTTCGATGTCTGGAATTGCTTTGGACATTTTCTTAATGGTTCTCCAGCCAATGCTGGCAATTGGGAAACTTGGAGCTACCCACCATGAGACTCCGCCCCTGAGAGCTTCGACAAGAGAGCAGAAAGCAGCGAGTTTTGACTTGCCCCATCGACGACCACAAGCCAAGACTTTAAACCTCGCGCCTGATGTCATGACTTCTTTTTGTCCCGGATGCAAGTTCGCTTTTAAACTTATATTCATGACAAGTCGATGCTGACCTCAATTTTGACAGGCTTGTCTCCGCCTTGAATCTCGGTCTCTTGCTTTGTGTGATACTGGTCCCGGTGCCCGTTTGCTAAAATCCATTGATACGCTCTCGGATCTTTTCGCTCATCAGCGAGCTCGACAATCCGGTCCATGCAATATTGAGCATTGGCTGCTTTCGATGCCTTAACCGCCTCCGAAAACTCCGGATGTTTATTCATATAATCATAAAAAGTTGTCTCAGATATTCCTGCCAGTTCTGCCGCATATTTATAAGTCATGCCCTTTTTCAATGCCGCTGTGACCTTCTTGATCATTTGCGGAGTATACTTGCTGGCCGCGCCTGTATTAGTAGCTTTTTTTCTTGGCACTTTTGTTTTTCGTTTTTCCTGCTTTTGAGTATGCAATAGCGGCTGCCTGCTTAGGGCTCTTGCCGGCCTTGATCTCTTTTTTTATGTTTGAGCTTATTGCCTTTTTGCTTTTACCTGATTTTAATGGCATGAAAATTTATTTACGGTCTTTTGCGCGGTGTGTCAATTATTTTTTTGAATATGTGCGCTATGACATCAACCGTCCAACCGTTTCCAAGCATTTTATAACGCTGACTATTACTGACGCCGCTTGTATAGTTATCCGGCACGGTTTGCA